AGGAACCTTCTTGCTCTCCAGGTTAAAGCTTGCACCTTGCCAGACGTCAAAAGGATTGATGGGTGTCTCATCCTCAAACTCGGGTTGCATGGCTTCCATAATCTTGTCAAAGATTTTCTTACCATACTTGTAAAGGAATACTCTTCCCTCATTCTCAGGATTTGCTTTGTCCTGAACAACATAGATATTGCTGTAATAAGAAAGCTTACGCTTCTGCTTACGAACAGTATCTTTATCAGATTCATTACCACTATTCCACAGTTCTCGGTTGTACTCACCGAGGGGATCTTTCTGACCGAGAGTGGTCAGAGAGTTTTCAATATACCATCCACCAGGACCTTGGAATGCATGTGAATACATTTTTGCCCAGGGAAGTTCTTCACCGTCTGGTGCAGGGAGGAAGCGGATAACCGCATAACCATTACCTGCTTTATCAACTTCTGGTTTCCAAAGACGGTCGTCAGAACCACCAGAAGAATTATTCATTTTTTCAACTTCCTTAACCAGTTTGGAGGTCAAGGAACCAAGACTAGACTGTTTTTTGAGATTAGAAAAAGACATTGGATTAGTTAGATTTGTTTGGATTTGGCTTGTGTTGACAAAGATATTTTACAGGTCAGAACCTGTTTCGTCAATTTTATCTTTCATTTTCTGAAGCATGTTGGTCATGTTGGTGAAGACTACGTTCATATCCATATCAGTGGGCATACCCATCATTGTTGCAGACTCAACAATCTTTTCCTTCATGCGTTTTGCTTCAATATCGCTCGATAAACTCAATCGAGTATAGAGAATTTTTTGTTTATCGAGAAGTCGTTCGAGCATTTCAACATGATTCAGTTTATCCTCCCGTGACATAGAAGGGAATTGGAAGATACTTTCGTAAACTTCTTCTTGCAGTTGACTTATTTCGTGCATCTCTGCTCGAACGACTTCTGAATCAAAGAAACTCATTCTGCTGCTACTTCTTCAGGTGCTTCTTCGGTAACTTCCTCAGTTGCTTCATCAGAAGCTTCAACCTTGCTATCCTCGATCTGAGTCAGAACTTCAAGAGCACCGACGATCTTGGAATACATTGCTTGAAGACGCTTGATTTCATTATCAAGCAGTTCACGTTGCTGGGCGAATTGACCAACCTTTGCTTCAATATCTTCTTTTTGCTTAGCGAGGTTGCTCAGAACTTCAGTATTTTCAAGTGCCATGGATTACGATCTCCTTTAAAATTGTTTTGTAATGAAATACGTTGATATTTAGGAAAGAAGAATACTTCTTCATTTTAAGACTTACGGATTCCCACACCGGGTCTTGGAGTTTGGTATCAAAGTCAGTTCGATACCCTAATATTCTATCACAAATAATCAGAGTTTCAAGTGATATGTCTCCGCTTAGATATTTTTTAAGAATGGTGGGGTGGCCACCAGACCTAGAAAACAGAGAATCAATATCAGAGTCAGATAAGAGACTCTGCATCTCTTCCTTAAAAATATAGGAAAGAGATTGATTTCTTTTCTTCCAACTTGTGTATCTCCCCTCTCCTTCTTTGATCATTTCACCGATCCAAAGTTTTCCGGGATCAACACAGGTAATGAAGTTTGCGATAAAAAATTCTTCAACTTCTTTGTCGGATTTATTTCGTGCTAACTTTTCAAACCAAAAACGATCTTTACGCTTATAGAATGATTGAACGGTAGCACGACTTTTCCCACAATACTTGTGGTAGTCGTACTTGTCTTTGGTGAAGTGATTCTTCATCGACAAGTAACAACGATATACATCAAAAGGCATCATTCATTATAGAGGTAGTTTTGCTCTGGAAGTCTTCTTCAAGAAGTTGAGCTCCATTGCTTCACATTTGAGTTTTTCTTTTAATGGTTTTGAAATCAACTTAGGAACAGATTCAAGTTCTACACTATTTTGTTCGCAGAAATGAATGATTGCATCAATGTATTTCATATCAGTATTATGCTGAACAAGATGCTCAATTTCTTGCACGAACTTTGCAGAGCAAAAAAACTTTTTTTCTAATTCCTTTTCGAGTTCGTTACTCATTCGAGGTTGTAGCAGTGTTATGATGGACAAATTCTTTGATATATCTCACTAGAAGCTTAATATAGTCGTCTTTGTTTCTTTTGTCAAATACTTTCACATCTCCACCAGGAGTTACCATTAATGTAATCAATTTCTTAACTGGAATACCAGTTAACTCATAATATGCAGAAGCATAAAACATCTCTTGTACGAAGTAGTTTTCCATCCACTTCTCGGGTTTAATCTTATCAGAAGTCTTAAAGTCGATCACTGCAAGTTCGCCTTCATATTCGCCAATACAATCGACACGACCCGCTAATCCAAGATACTCAGAGTAGAGTGTACGTTCGATTGCATGAATATTATTAATATTATCAAGATAAGGTTTTGCATGAGCAAACATTATCTTTGTCAGAGGTCTGAATTCATTCCAATCCATTTGAAGATTCATGAGATATGCTTGTGCAGCTTCATGAAAATCCGTACCTCTGGTTGTAGCACGTTTTGTAATGCGGTTTGCTTCTTCAATACCAACTCTCTTTCTCCAATCAACAAAGATCTGTCGATTATAGAAAGATGTGACAGAAGTAATTGACGGTACCCAGTCACCGTTAGGTAAATTATATAGTCGGACACCGTTTGTTTCTTTTTTGTTTAGTTCAAGATCACCGAGATAATTACAATGAGTAAAGTTCATAAATTCAAGTCTGCTTTTGCGAGTAGATATTCCTTACATAGACCTGAACGGACAATATCATCCAGACCAAATTCAATAATATCAATTGATGGCATATTACGAAGAATGTTCATGAAATCGATAATACCATTCTTCTCATTTGTTTTTAACAAATCAGTTTGAGTGGCATCACCGCAGAACATAATCTTCGAATCTTCACCTACACGAGTGATTATACTATCTAATTCGTGAAAGTTCAAGTTCTGGAATTCATCCACAATAATAATTGCTCGATCGAGTGTAGTGCCACGAATAAAGGACGTGCTCCAAAAACTAATCGTTTCTTGTGCTTTGAGATTTCCATATAACATTTCAAAGTCAGCTGCGGTCGGCAACTCAAACATGAACTTCACCATATTCTTATATGGAATCTGATATAAGGAACTCTTGTCCTCATGATCTCCTGGTAAGAAACCAATCTCTCTGGTCGCTACAAGAGACCTGACAATGTAAATCTTGTCATATGGTGTATTTACGTTTAAGACATCTCTCAGCGCGTTGTAGAGCGTGATGAAGGTCTTTCCTGTACCTGCTGCACCATAAGCAACAATGTTCTGACCGTTATCATAACAACGAAAAAGTTCCTGCTGATTCTCTGTGAGAGGCTCAACAGTTTTCATTAAGTCAGAATTGATAGGCTTCTTTCTTTTCATTTGCCTTGCACTCATTCCAAATAATTGTGACTTTGAATTCCTCTTTGGCATAATTTCTATCAGATAGGTTTTACGTTAGATCCCGGTTGTTTTGATACCTGGTGTAGGACATCATTCCAACCTGGATGAGATTTGGCGAGTTTGTCTTGGAACTCGCCAACCTCTCCAACACCTGCTACTCCTGCTTGCCAATCTTTATCCCATTCTGGATTCTTATTTCTCCACACATCATACTCAATCATTGTCATCTTGAGTTCTTTCTTTTCCCCAGTTTGTTTATTAAATACGGGATACGTTGGCATATGCTAATTCTCCTATCATACTATTATTTATTCGATGGTAATTGCAGATTGATCTAAGCATTCTGGACATTCTGGTGCAATCTCCCAACCCATTGCTTCTGAAACTGCGGGAAACTGACAAACAAAAATACATTTACATGCATTTGCAATGTCCATATGCTCCTTCTGTGTGCCGTTTGCAGACCTCAAATCAATGTAATGGATCCAGGAACGAACTGAACCTGTCATGTAGAGTCTAGTCGGTGTGGCTAGTGGTAGAATGAACCTTGCACATTCTTTTGCAATACCTTCATCTAACATTTCTTGGTAGAGATCCATTGCCTCACGAAAATGTTTCTGAATTAAAATCTCATATCGTTGTCGAGTGAATGGATCGATATCATCAATACTATTCTGACGATTCTTTGTGTCTTGTCTTCTTAATTCAGGAATAGGAATAGAGTCCGCAAGTAATGAACTATCAGCATATCTTTGTGAAAATTCCTGGTATGTAAATGATCTATGGCGCAATATTTGGGCTGCAATTCCTCTAGTAGTATTAATCTCCAGAGTCATTGTTGCTTGTTCAAAAATGCTCCAGTGTTGATGTTTAATACAATACTTTAACAATCCACTAAACTTATCATTCTCCTGATTATTTGGATTACTTACTCTTGCACAATATGCCATGTGCTTCTCTGCATCTGGTGTTACACTTACCAGTTTTACTTGATCAGTCTGGGTACCCATCATCATCTCCGTCATAAAATACTTCGTCGTAATCAGTTAGAAGATTATCTTGCTTATATTCTGGTTTATACATATCCACATCAGAATAGACTTCTGATTTCAAAACCTCGACAAGAGATTCCATGTTC